CTGCTCGTCGGTCAGCCAGTACAGGTCGCTCATCCTCGGTCTCCTCACGGAGCCTGAATCAGATCAAGCCGCTCAGATCAATGGGTCCTGACCCTAGGCAGGTGCAAGACGGCGAACCTCTGCCGCAAAACGCTCCATATTTTCAGCAGAGCCCACATGCTCGATAACTGAATTCGAGTGGACCAGATCATAGCTCTGGTTCTCTGCGTTCACGGCGCATGCATCGCCCGCGATAGCGATGAACGGTCCGCTATCAATCTGCTGGGGGTACAGGTTCAGTAGCGAAACGGTGGCATTCCTACTGGCAAGGTAGCCCTCGGGAAAAACTTGCCAGTATTCTGGAGAGCCCCCCAGATCTAGAATCCTGACCCGTCCTCGCCGCGCAAATATGTCGTTGATAAGATCACGGACATGTCGCGATCTGGCCGCGCGAAACTTAAAGTAGATCGAGTTTGGATTGCGATATTTTGAATGCAATACCTCTACAGATACGCGCACTGTCAGTCTCCCTCATCGACGATAACGCGCTTTTCGACCTAGACCAATCCGATATACTGGCTCCCGGTTAAAGTTTGAATCACGGTGCAGCGAATGGAAGCCGCGCCAGCCGAAAGCGAAAGGAGGAGGTACTCGCCCGACACGCTGTAAGTCGTCGCCGCTGCCGGACCTACCCGATCGCCAGGCCCAATCTTCTGGGCAGTACCCCCATTGATGACGATGACGAGGTCGGTGAACGCGATGCCTGGATCTGAGTCCATCGCGCCGGTAACGAGAACCAGATAGCCGTCACGCTGCCCATCAACGATTGGGAGCATGCGAAATATTGGCGATGCAGAATTCCCGATATGGACTGCCCGATTGGTTGGATAGACCTTGCTGACGGGCTGATCGTGGGTGCCGCCGATCAGAACAGGGGCTCCGGTATGAATCTGCGGCTGGCCGCGGAATGCTGCATCGGCCCCGGCAAATTTCAGCGTTCGCGTTGGATTGCGATTACCCCACTGGTGAAGGACCTGATCTGAGTTCGCGGCAAAAAGATCGCCACCATTTGTGTTCGCAGCTGCGGGGGCGAACATACCACCATGGACAGCGCCATCAGTGCTACGTCGCCCAAACAGCCCGACGTTAAATGCCACACCGCTCGACCGAAAGTTTGGTAAATTATCGGCTCCATAGTCGACGACGGTTGGGTTAGATATCTCGCCACGGATGCTGCCATCCACGCGGATACCATTGGTCCTCGCCTTCTTGATGAGCGGCGACACGACCTTATAATTGTAGCATTCGACGATATGTATCGCACCGTCACCACTGGCCCCCGGCGTTGGGTGAAGCGCAGACTCTTCTTCGTAGTATTCCCCACCGATAATGATGGGATCGACACACTGCCACGCCTCAAGGGACGTAAAGCGGCCATTCCGGCTCCGTACATTAATGAATTTAGGGCGCAGAGCGCCATAAGCGGTGCAATTCTCTTGATTGGCACCTTCGCCGCGGCATCCGTCGAACAGATAATCCTTGCCCCGCAGATTATAATCGAAAGTCCCAGCTAGGACCTGCCCGACCACATCCATTCCCTGCCATTCTCCCGACCCAAGGAAGGTTTGGCCTGGTGAGTTTAGACCATAGCTGGCGCCGAACTTGCCACCGTCGCAAGCATGCATCGTATAGAAGCCCGCGCCGCCGGTCTGATCGCCTGTATGGCCGCCTGCGGGCAGATCGTTGCGGAAATCATTGTGGTCGCCGAAAACCGCCCCGGGTGTGAAGGTAAACCTGATAGCAGCGCCGTAGACCTCGAATGCTTCATTGTATCCGTCCGCGGACGGATCAAGCGGGGCGGGGCGGGGGTAGATGCCGATCTGATGGCCGGTGCAATAGTCAGCCCCGCCGCCAAGAAAGGTCTGGAAGCGGGCGCCGTAGCCACAACCTTCGAAATGCCAGTGGTCTATCCTAGCGGGCCCGCTGCTATCGCCATACAAATCGAATGCCGGTTTCCAATGGTAGCCTGCCTGCTGATCAGTGCGCCCGTTTCTGAACGCGATCGCGCCCAAGTTCCTGCCGACAAACCGGCCGCTTGTTTGGACGCCATCGATCGGCAGCAGACCGCCTTTGCCACCACCATCAATGATCACGTTCCGCATGTCGGTGAGATCGATCTCGTTCACACGAGGCCGCCAGCCGTTCATCGCACCGATACAAGGCGCGGAGGCCTTCAGGGCGTTCGCCCACGCTTGCACTGCCGCGGTTGCATTCGGTAAGTTCGGGTCGGCAAGATACCGTTGCAACGGAATAACACGAACGTCGCCCAACACTTGCTGAAGGCTTCGGCCATCCGCGGTACCAATCATTGCGGCGCCACCTGGGGCTTGATACCCCGCCTTGCCGGGTAGCTGGATAAGGGGGTTGTCAGCACCGGTGCTCGTGCCTTTGCGATAGACGTTGATCCACCCGCCTGCGCTGTCGACGACCGTAAAATCCTGCCCCGCCGGGGTCGCCGCGTTGCCGTCTACATAAGTCGGAAACCGGTTGGCGAGCGCGGACGCCGCTGCCGCATATTGCGAGGCTTCGACGCTTTTCGCCTGCGATAGCGCAGCCGATGCCGCCCCCGCGTCCGCGAAGTCCTCGGTCTGGTCACGGATCACCGCGGCGCCTGCGACGATAGGATCAAGGAGTTCGCTGCCGCCGACACGGACGACGGCCCGGCCGTCGATGACACTTACGCTTGCATCGGACATCAGCGGGTAACTCCAGGCGAGATGGTGAAGGGGCCTTCGATCCAGCGGCGCTTGCCGATGGGAGATAGGGTGAGATGCAGATCCCAGACGAGATCGACCGGCGCGGCAGGCTCAAGGCCGTTCTCTGGGAAGGGCAACAGCTGCTCGATCGTGCTTTCGTTGATACGGATCTGCAGCGTTGAGGTCGGAATGCCGGCCGCGTCGCTGACGACTCCGACCGATAGGCCCTCCGCGAGAGGCTGCGCTGCGCCCAGACTGATCAGGGCGGCGCCGGGTTGGTCACGGTACAGGCGAACCTGAGCAACGAGCCCTGCTGCTGACAGGTCATAGCCGGGAAAGTCGATGCGGTAGACGAACGGCGTCCCCCGCTGCACCGTCAGTGGCAGCGTTCCAGGTGTCATAGGTAGCTCCTGTCAGCGCGAAGCTGAGATTAAGGGATTTGCTCGTTCTCGTTGTAGCGGCCACCGCCGCCGCCCCCGCCGTCCCCGCCCGGTGCGGTTGGCGTGCCGGGATACGTGCCGTCCGAGTTTCGCGTGGTGGCGTATCGGACGAGCACATAGGCGGGAGATGCAAGCTCAGCGATCGCAGGTGATGGCACCGCGCTATAGACTTGGTCCGCAAGGTTCCAGAGAACAGTATATTCGATGGCGCTGCTGAGCCCCTCAATCGAACCGGTCGGGAAAGCGATCGTGCGACCATCGTCGATCACCGCCGAGAAAGACGCAATGCTGATGCTGTCCGCGTCGGTGGTCACCGGATAGGCGACCGACTGGCTGATGATCCGGTAGATGGCGCGGGTCGGCCGCTCATCCGAAGCGGCCTGATCAAGCACGGAAGGATCTGTCAGCGTCGGCGTAGGCGGTGCAACTCCGGTCATGCCGAGCGCGAAAGCGTGCTTAGCGACTGTCTCACTTGCTAGGGTCAGTTCAACTGCACCGGTCGCGACGTTGAGTTTTCGGTTTAGGATCACCGCCAACTGGTCGTTCAAGCCCTGCTGCGGCAACCGGAGCGTGATCGCATCGCCGGGCTTGTAATACCACATGCGCGGCTTGCATGGGATAATGATCGGGCCGAACTCGCGGGCGTTGACGATGTCGTAAGCTGCCAGCTGCGCGGCTTGGTCGACCTTCTGGCAGAGCGAGTATTCAACTTCCTTAGTGCGCTGCCCCTTGTCTTGTTGGACATACGCCGCAACCCGGACGACATTGGCCGGCACGATCTCCCATTTATTCGCCTCAGAGCGGTAGCGCGGGACGATACCGTTGATCCGGTCCCGCCTCGACAGCATCGCCGGAATGCTGATGCGGCCGTCCGCTAAATCGTCGGCGGTAAGGATCCCGATCGCGACGCGGGGCGCCGACACCTTGCACGACAGCTTCGCGCCGACGTGGATCGGCTCGCCACCGCCCGCCTGACACATCTGCTTCAGGTTGTTCCACTTCGCGCCGTCCCCGACGTCGTAGGTCACCCCGCCGATCGTCCAGCCGTTTGCGTCCGCGACGTTCGCCGCTGCGACATAGGCAGCGATGTCGATCCCGCGCCTGGGCAGGCCAACGCCAATCACCAATTTGCCGTTCTGACGGCGACCGATCACGTAGGTAAGGGCATGGCACCAAGGATTGTTGGCCGCAGCACCGCCGACATAGGTCGCCTCTTCGCCGAACCGGCAGGGACCGTTGCCACCGGGGAAGGTGCTGTCTTGGCGCGCATCGTAGACCCGCACACCGTTCACCACCGCGCCGAACTTCGGGGTGCCCGCGCTGTAGACCTTGCCATCTTTGTCGTACTTCAGCGTCAGGATGCTCGCGGCATAGCCCGACAGCTTGGCCGACGGCCCCCATTTCGGGAAACCGGGGAAAGGCGGCGCGAGAGCCGCAGCTTCCGGCACCTGACCCAGCTGGGTCGAAAGCCACATCCACCCTGCGTAGTATCCGGTCGCGCCGGCGCCCGCGAAGGTCACCGGCGTGTCGTCGGCCTGGAAAGACTCAAATCCCTGGATCGGGCCGGCACCGCCGTAGACGATCACGATCGAGCGGTAGACGCGTTTCGCACCATAAGCATCGATGTGGCGGATGACGCCGGCAGTATAGGTGCGCCCGATCGGGTAGGGAATGCCGGCATCACTCTCCAGCTTCCATTCGGTCTGGTCGCCTGCGCTGGTCGTCTTTGGTGCCTTCGCTGTCATCGATCCAATCGCCGCGAGGCCGCTGCCGACCGCCGTGATCGTGGCAACGGAGATCCCGCCAACCGACAACGTGCCGGCCAAGCCGCCCAAAGCCAGTGCGCCGACGCCGGTGTAGATCAGCCCTGCCGCGGCGACGATCGTGCCGATCTTGATCAGCGCCTTGCTCATAGCCGCCAAGCTCCAACATATGCGGACGGTTGAAAATAGACCGGCACGTCCACCCCTTCGGCCCAGCAGAAGATGCGCCCGTTGCCGACGACGACGCCAATCGCTTCAAATACGTCGCCCTCGACGGCAACGAGATCCCCCACCCACGCCATAGCGGGCGTGATGCGCGGCAGCATTGCGTCCAGCGCTCCGACAAGGTTCTCGTGGCCGAACTTACGCATGGCGGTGCGTGCGGAGACCGCGCTGCGATAGGCGGGCAGGGTCTTGGGACGGTGACCAAGCGCGCGCATTTGTCGATACGCGAGACGTACGCAATCGAACCGGCCCCAGGCGAACGCCTTGCCGGTATAGGCGGCCAGCGTGGCTTCCGTCGCGATGCGGCGTTCCTCGAGAACCATCAGGCACCGATCCCGGTCGGCGCTTTGTCGGCTCCCCAATAGTCACGCTTCGCGACGTCTGTGACGTTCGCCATGCCGGTCTCGCCGGGCCATGTCTCTTCGTGGAAGGCGTTGGACAGGCGAGCGCCCTCGTTGTCTGCGAAAAACCGCTCCGATGCCGAGACGAACTCCATGTCGAGCGTGCGCCCACCGCGCTCTTCGTTTAGCGTCGTCGTGTCGAGCTCGCCGTCGAAGACGAGATCCGGCTCGTCGATCAGCTTCCCCGTCATCGCATCGACCGCACCGAAGTGGAACGTCAGAGCCGCACCCTGGAAGTCCGGCGACGACAGCTGGACGGCTGCGGACGCACTGGCTGGCAGCAACGTCAACTGTCCAGCCGGCGCTTCGTCGCCGACGCCATCGGTGAAATCCTCGACTGACTGGATCGAGCCGAACCGCGCGTCGCGCGACACGAAGCGCTGCCCGTTCCAATCAAGCCAGCCGCCATCGCAGATCGTAAGTTCGTATCCGGGTAGCGATGCGCGCACGAGGCCAACGATCATGACCTGACGCTGCGACAGCGCGGTTTGAAGGGCGGGGGTCATGCATATTCCTCAATGTCGAATGACAGGGCGATGTTGTGAGCCAGGCTCATCTCCCAGCCGATCTCGTCACCTTTGATGAAGCCCTCAATCATGGGCTTTGCGAATTCCGCCTCGCCGCCATCGACCGTCGGCGCGCGCAGCATCGGCGTGACTTGCACTGTTGCCTTGCCAGTGCCGTCGACCAGCGTCTGCTGATCGACCGAGTAGAGGTAACGACCTTCAGGCTGGCGCAGCGAGAACGGCTGGCCTTCGAGGATCGCATAGTTCGGGGTCAGGTTGCGCAGCTTGATCAGCCGGCCCCCTTGATCAGCACCGTCAACAACGGGCCGACCGCACGGCCCGGGCCGGAAGGACAACAATGGATATTCCATGCGAACCCCCTCCGTCTTCCCTCGCTTCAGGCGCTGAACGAAAATCCGGCCTTCCTTTTCACTGCCGAGCGGAGGCAGGCTGACGGACAAACGATGACGATTGCCCATTCGATCGAGGCGTTGCACGCGACCGCCGAGCAACGGCACGAGGAACCCGCCGAAGTCGACGAGGTACGCCGTGGCACCATTTGGAGCCGGCCAGTCGGGAAGCTCGATCATGCGCCGCCCAACTGTCGGTTCTGCCGACGTGCCATGTTCGACTGGGCAAGCGAGGCACCACTGAGTGCGCCACGTTCCGCCATCGGCTGCGCGACCGACGCCGCGCGACCGTCGACGACCGCGTTGAAATAGGGCGACGGCGTGATGGTGACGTTCGACTGAGCACCCGCGCCGCGTCCACCGTTCGGGATCACTGTACCGCTTACGCCGGGTGCGAACAATTCCGGCCCCTTCTCGCCGACGACGTACCAGCTGCTCGGGTCGATAGGACCGCCGGTGGCTTTGCCCCCGCCGAACGTCGATGACAGTACAGGCCCAATTGATCCGATGAATCCCCCCGACCGGTTGCCTGATGTATCGGCTGCACCAAAGAGGCTGTTGGCGATCGGCTTGATGATGGCCTGCTGGATCGCAACGTCGATCAGCGATGCGATAATGCGCTTACCCATGTTCTCGAATGCGTCCCCAAGCTTTGCCGTGCCCATCAGGGCATCCGTCAGGCCAGTATTCAGACCTTTCAGCGCATCGACTGCCCCCGTCTGGACATCCTCGTTGATGGCACCGGTCGATCGGTTGAGGACCCGCAGGTAACTATCCGCGGGCCGTTCATTGTTGCGCTTGATCGCGTCCGCGCGCCGATCGTAGACGCCGGCGAGTTCACGCTTGCGCTTGTCGGCGTTCGCCCACTCCGCCGATGCCGTCGCCTTGGTCGCGAGGATCAGTTCGAGATCCGCCTCCTCTTGCTGACGTTGCAGATCGAGCAGCCGCAACTGGCCATCGCGACGGCCAGTGATGCTGTCCGCCATGTCGATCTGCGACTGCGCAAGATCCTGCTCGGCATCGTTACGCGCCTTGGCGAGGTCGTAATTCTGCTGGGCAAGCGCATCGTGCCGAGCGTCCTCGACGATACCGCGACGAATCTCGATTTCCTTGTCTTTTTCAGCAAGCAGCGTTGCCCGCTTGGCGTCCGTCAGGCGCTCGTCTGTGGCGAGTTGTTTGGCATACGACGCGCGATCGGCGTTGAGGCTGTCCATATCGGCACGATATCGCGCCTCATAGCTGCCGGTCAGTTCTGCATTTGCCTGAAGCTGAGCGTTGCGGACCTCCGCCAATTTGGAGGCGAAATCCTCATCATCGGCCGATGTGTCGCGACCCTTTGGCGTTCGCTTCTTCTTGTCCTTGCCGTCGTCGAACGCGAGATTGTTCTTCGATTTCGACGGCGCTTCCGCATCGCGAATAGCCTTATCAATGACATTGAAGCGATCGATGTTCGCCTGTTGCGCCTGCGCAGCCGCCTGATAGTCGAGGGCGGCGCCCATGCGATCGGGCGAGATGTCGAGACCGAGATACGCGCCGACCTTGCGGTCGATCGACTTCTCCCAAGGCGAACTACCCGCCGACAGCACATTGTATGCGCGTTGCGCCAGGCTGGGCTTCTTGTCTTGCATCCTTGCGCGTTCGCTCTCCGCACGCGCCGCAGCGAGGGTAGCCTTTGCGCTCTGGATAGCAGCGATAGCCGCCACGCGGTCCGCCTTGGCCTTGGCGAGCAACTGGTTCTTTGCCTCCCCGGTAGCCGTCGCCAGCTGCAAGGTGAGATCGACGCTGGCCTGATGCGCGCTTTTGGAATTCTCCAGCGCGGTCGTGACGCTATCCGATGCCTTGGCGCCCTGCATGTACAGGGGGATGATGATCGACAAGGCGGTCACGAGTAGCCCGATCCCACCGGCTGCGCCGATCATCGCCGATCCGAACCGGCCGATCAGTGCGGCTCCGCCCGCCTTCAGAGCCAATTCGCCGAGCAGGCGGATCAGCACGCCAGCCGGGTTGATGATCGCGGCCATGCCGAGCGCGATCGGACCGAGGCGCAATGCAAGCAGCGGTAGGGCGAACTTGGCGAGCGTGACCGCGGCAATAGTCAACGGCCCGATCGATGCGGCTGCCAGGCCCGCCACGACGATCAGCTTATAGAACCATGGCGGCGCGCTACCGAGCGCGGTCAGCGTCCCGGCGACGGCTTCGTTGACCATCGTGAAGAACTGGATGATCCCGGCTTCGCCGACGACGATCTTCAGCTTTTCCCATGCACTGGCGACACGCTGCGCGGAAGCCGCCTCACCGTCGAGCAGGATGGCGATCTTCTGATCCGCCGTGACCTGCCCGATTTCCTTTTGCGCCTTGAGAATGCCATCCATGCCGATCTGGATCAGCTTCACGGCCGTCTGCGCCCCGTCATCCCCAAACATCTTGTTGAGAAAGATCGTTTTTGACTGATCGCTAAGGCCGCCCATCTTCTTCTGAAGCTGGTCGGCAATCTGGGCGAGCGACTTTGCGGACCCATCAGCGTTGTAGAACTCAAGCCCGAGCTGATGCATCGCCTTCTGCGCATCCTCGCTCTTGCCGGCAAGCGAGGTGAGGAAGGCGCGGTATGACGTGCCGGCAGATGCGCCGGAGTCGAACAACGGCGCGGTCGCGGCAAGGCCGGTATTGAAATCGTCGAACGAGTAGCCGAGCGCACCGACGACACCGCCCGCATTGCCGGCAGCGAGCGCATAATCGTCCATGCCGAGCTTCGACGCATCGAGCGCGCCCGAGATCTTGTCGACGATTGCCGGCGTCTGGCTCGCGGTCATGTTGAACTGCGACATGATATCGGTCGTTAGATTTGCCGCCTTGCCGGTATCGGTCTGGCCGACAACCGACAGTTTCAGCGCGGCCGACAGGCCACCGCCGAGGATGTCGGCCGCGCTCATGCCGTTGCGCGCAAGATCGGCGATGGCGTCGGCTGCCTCGATCGAGCTTTTGCCGAATGCCGGCCCCAATCGCAGCGCGGCATCGCGCAACTTGTTCAGCTGCTCGGGGCTGGCCGTAACCATGGCCGCATGAACGCCGTTCATCGACGTCTGAAAATCGGTGGCGGTATCCTTGGCCGTCTTGGCGAGCAGGCCCAGCGGAAGTGTCAGGCCAACGGTCATGATCATGCCGTTGCGCTTCACTTCGGCGCCCATGCGGCTGATATTGTCGACCACCCTGAGCGCCGCATCGTTGATGCCGCGAGCGGTGTCCTGCATGGCGGCGACCATGCCCCGCCCGGACTTGTCGAAGTCCTGTTCCGTCTTTCGGACTTCATTCCGGTTCGTGGCCATCGCCGCGCGGAACGTGTCGTCCTTCACGCTCATCGAGAAGACGAGCGATGCCAGCATTCCCTGCATGCGATTATCCAATGGAAAGGCGGTTAGCCGAGCGGTGTGATGGTCAGCCCGACGCCGCCGCCCGCCATGGCCGTGAAGACGGCCAGACGTTCCTGCGCCGTCTGCATGCGCTTTTGCTGCCCCGACGCCTTGCGCGCCTGTTTGGCGTAATGGCTGTACGGACGCAGCAATTCTTCGCGGTGGAACCGCTCGGCATTCCAAGCGCCGTACAACGCCATGTCGTAGTCAGCGCGACGCCGGTCGATCGCGCCACGGATAGCCGCGGCATAGGTGCCGGGCGTATGCTCCCAGAACTCGAGCGGAGCGAAACCGAATTCGGCCCACTGCTCTTCGAGCGTCACCCAGTCGGTTTTCTCTTCCGGGTCCCGCGCTTTGCCTGGGGCTTTCCCTTGGCGGCGTCATCGCCCGACCTCCCGTCATCCTGCGCGCCACGGATGGCCCGGCCGATGATCGCACCGAAATCGTCGCCAAGATCGTCGACCATGTCGCTGACGTCTTCGCGCGTGATCTCCGGATGATTGCGACGCAGACCATGGAACGCGAGCTCGCGCAGCACGGACACCTTGACGTTGCGAAGTGCGCTTGCCGCCTTGGCAGCAACATCCGGCGCCATCTCGGTGCCATTCGACATCGATGCGGCAACCGCCATAGCGGTCTGCGGATCGACGTCGGGCATGCCATCGGCGACCACAGCGAAGAAGCCCCGGTTGTAATGCTCCTCCACGGCGCACTGGGCGGCGTTGCCGAGGCGGAGTGTCCAACTCCGCCCCAACGCGTCGAATACGACATTGCCGCGCATTATGCGGCCCCAGCGGCAGCCGGGGCACCTTCAGTCGGCGCGCCGGTGAACTGAACGTTTAGCGTGGTCTGCATCAGCTGCCCGACCTGCATCGGTCGCGAACGGCTCTTGATGTAGAGGAAGCCGTCGATCTGGATAACGGGCTTGCCGTCACCGTCCGGCACGATTTGGCGGAAGGCGCGGACCTGATGCATGGCGCCGGCAACCGTCTTATCGGTCGTGCTGTTCGGGATGTAATTGAGCACGACGGTGCTCGAACCGGGATCGATCATGCCGGGCTTGCGCTCGATGCGCTTCTTCGGCGACTTCATATGCGTGACGACGACGTCCTCCGCCGCCTCCTCGGGCGGATTGATCTCCGTGACTTCGTCGAGGAGGATCAGCTTCGCCTTGTCGTCCGCGAGCCAGAACTCGCCGTTCCAGGCGATCTGTGCCTCACTATTGCCTTTTGCGTCCATGTTCGCCTCCTCAGTTGGCGTTGTGCGTGAAGATGAAATCGATCGACTCGCGGCAGATTTCGCCGCGGTAGCGTTGGCGTTCGCCCGACTGTTCGGGCTCGCGACCGCCGCGCACGGCGCTGATCATGGCGCGCTGAAACTTGACCTCGCCGACGGTCTCGATCGGCACGAGCAGCGCGATCAGCGTATCGCGAATACTTGCCGCTTCCGTTCGTGTGGTCGCATAAGCATCGACCTGAACCGTCGTCTGGCGGATCCGCTGGAACCCCTTCATGTGCTGCGCGCGAGGATCGACCACGATCTGAAACGTGATGCCGGGAAAGGCATTGAGCCGGGCCGCCCACCCGCCGTCATCGGACAGCATCGCGGCGAGGCCGGCTTCCTCTTGAACGCGGGCGGTCAGTGCCTCTTCGAACGTCATTGCGTAAGATCCAGCACGTCGCGCGCTAGCATCGACATGACGACCCGTTCGGCGTCAGCACGCTTGGTCGCAATCGCCGGTCGCATGAACGGGTTGCCGGGATTGTCGAGCCAGCCGAACTCCTGAAACTTCGCATAATAGACGTCGCCGTCTTCGGTCGAACCGGCGGGCCCGACGAATACGCTCATGCCGGGCAGGTTGACCTTGCCGTAGATCCGAGCGTCGCGGTCGTCCGCGACGATGATACTGTCGCGCAGGCTTCCGGTCAGGAACGGGGCGAGGCGGCGCATCTCGACAGCGATCACCTCACCGCCTGCATGCAGCGCCCGTTGCTGTCGCTGCGCAGGTACACCCGCCGCGAGCTTAGCCAGTTGACGATCCAAATCGCGGAACCCTGTTGTCTTGGTCGACATCATGGCAGCGCCTCCACAGGACAGTCCCAAACACCTTTGGTATCCAGCAGCGCGCCACGCCGAACCGTGTAGCGGCCCGCTAGACGGCCTTCGGGTATGGTGACGATTTCGCCGACGCTCGGCTCGGCAATTTCCGACTTGCGGACACGGATGATAGTCGAGGTGCTGACGACGCGGACTGAGCCGAAACCGTCGTCTTCCTCGCCTTGTTTCGGGCGGATCGTAACCGGCTTGTCGCCCCAGGTGGCGGGGTCTCCGAACGTCGCGAAGGCGAGATCGGTTATCGCCTCGCGGCGTTCGGAGAAGCCCATCGTCAGATGCTCGGGATCAGCTTGACGCGACCCGTCGCCGCTGCCGCTTCCTTCGCGGCCACGGCGTAGCCCGCCTTGGTATTGGCGTTCGCCGTAGTCGTGTAGACCTTGGCGGCGTCATCCCAATAGATCACGGCGCCGGCATCCCAGCCCTGCGCGGTCTTGGCGTCGAGGTCGAACACGCCTTCGACCGTACCGGCGAACGGTTCGCCTTCTTTCTTGGTAGTGCCGGGCACGGCGATGATGGCGCCGATCTTGACCGTCTTGCCGCTCGTGACGCCGCCTGCGGGCGCGACCAGATCAAGGGTCGTGCCCTTCTGGATGAAGTTGTTCATCGAAATCGATCCTCAGATAGCCGGGACGGCGACGCCGCCCCGGTCAGTCGTTTTGCGGTTGGGAGGGGCTTATTCGCCCTTGTCGGTGATCGCCGTGCGCCAATCGATCGCGCCGACGCCGTAGTCGAACTTGACCCGCCACTCGGTACCATCGGTACGCCAGCCGTCGCGGCTCTCCACGGTTGGCTCCTGATTGCCGTTCAGGAACACGACCTTCAGGGCCGGTGCGACGGTCGGATCGGCGAAGCCGTACCGGCGCTTGCCCTTCAGCCGCTTGCCACCGACGATCGTATCGAACGTGCCCTTCACCCGGTTCGGGATCAGCAGCTTGCCGGTCGGATCGAGACCCTGGTCGGACGTGTTCAGGATCGTGGCCTGCCCGCGATATGCATAGGGCGTGAGCAGGACGGATAGCTTCAGGTCGAGCTTTTCCTCGCCGCTGAGATCGGTCTGATCGGCGAAGAGGATATCCATCTTCTCGATCTGGTCGATCGACAGCACCCCGCCATCCGTGATGTTCTTGTGATCGGCATGGAACAGCGTCTTGCCGTCGCCCATTACCGGGCCGAGACCGTCGTTCAGCGCGAGCAGACGGTAAATGTCCTGCTCGATCGACAGCTTGCCCGCACGACCGAGCGCGACGGCCAGATCGTTGAAGGCGCCGAAGTCGTCGTTCACGATCGCCTGTCGGCTCAGCGCGATGATGTTCGCGCGGGTGCTCGCCTGAATCGTTGCCCTCGCGCCATCGGGGATTGGCTTGTTCTTGACCTCGCCGTTCTCCAGCAGCGGATCGAGCGCACCGAACGCGCCGAGCAGGATCTGCGACGTGGCCTTGAAGTCGCTGACTGAGCCGACGCCCGCGAACTGGCGCCAGGTATCTGGTGTCGTTGCATAGGCAGCTTGCAGGACGCGGTTGACGACGTCTTCCAAGATGACCGGGAAATCGCTGGTCGACTGGTACGGACCCATGCGCAGCGCCATGGCCTGACCGACGACGAGATCACGATCCCAGCTGTCGACACGCTGCCCGCAGCGCTCCAGCGACATGCGCGCCAGTTCGGCGTTGCGGATGCCGCGGAACTCGCCGGGGTTCAGATCCGGTACGGTCTCGCCGCGAGCACGCGCACCGTCTGCGACCAGCTGCCCGAGGCCGGCGCGCTGGATGATGCTGTTCACGGCACCCTGACGAAACCGATCGCGCTCGTCGCTGGTCACCTCGATCGCGCGCCCGCCGGTCGTGACGCCGCTCGTTGCCGCCCGCTGCGCATCGGCTGCGGCGGTGAGCAGTGCCGCACGCGCACCGTCCGTGGTGATCTCGCCGCGCTCGTTCTGCTGGATCAGTTCCTGGGCACGCGTGACGACGGTGTCACCGAAACCACGCGCCTGATCGATCAGCGCGAGCGCGGCCGTGCCGGAAAAACGGTCGGACCGGCCCGCTTCGGTGCCAGTAGCGGCAGGGGCGGGCGCAGGCGCTGGAGCCGGGCTCGGAGCCGGCGTGGGCGCAGGGGCGGGCGACGGCGTCGGGGTTGGCGCCGGCGACGGTGCAGGGGTTGCTGTGATCGGACCGCCGTTGGGGAGCGGCTGAGGCGTGGGGCCGCGGGTGGCGATACCATCGCCGAGCGACCGGGCACCCTCTGCCGTTGCAACGGCGAGGGGGGAGGCAGCGGCCGCCAGCGGCAGGCCGGGGGGCAGAATACGCATGTGGGTCTCCGTGGTGAGGCAGGGGCCGGTGGACTCTTGCGCCGACCGGGCCCCTGCGTTGGGATCGGCGGCGATCGACACCAGCGAGACCTCGGTGAGGGTCCAACTGGTAACTCGGTAGACCGGGACGTCGCCGTCCATTCGGTCGAGAAGCATCTGGTTGCGTCGGTAACCGACGCTCACCTTGGGCGGGGTGCCGCCTGCAAACTCGGCTTCGACCTCCCGCGCGCGGGCGGACTGGCCGAACGCGCATCGGGTGATGACCTGACCGCCGGCGACAAGCGCGGTACGGGCAACGCCGAGGCGGGCGGCGAGTTGAAAGCGATCGTGCGTGTCGAGCAGCGGAGCGTTGCCAGCGTCGAGTTGCGACATGTCGACCGCGGCCGGCGAGCAGTCCAGCACCTCGTAGTAGAACTCGCAGTCGAGGCCGACGAGCCAGCCGGGCATCCGGACCGGCGTTTCGGTAGCCGTGATCAGTTCCACCGTCCGGGTCGAGGCGTCGTAGCCCTCATTGCTGGCAAGCCGGCTGCCGACGGTCGGCGTATGGCTCTGCAGGACGGTCGGGAACGACCTTGCGCCGTCCGGCATCGCGGCAAGGCGTGCGCCGTCGATCGCCGCGGGAGCGGCGTCATTCGAAACGAACATGTTGATTTTACTCCTTGGGTGCCAGGAAGCCTGAGGCCGCCTGCAAGACGCCGCTGTCGGTAACCCGACGAGGATCGGTGTCGAGGGCTAGGCCGAGCTTGTCGATCGTGTCGTTCATCGCCTTGACGGCGATCATGTGTTCGTCGGCATTGATGCCGCGCTCTGCCAAGCCGGTGCTCAGCAGCTTGAGACCGGAGCGGATCTCCATGATCTCGCCCATGAGGTCCTTCACCGGATCGACCATGCGACGAACAGGCAGAGCAAACCGCATGCCGATCTGCATGAAGCGCGGGTCGCCAGTTTCCAGCACCAGACGCTGCATTCGGCGCATGACCGCCGGACGACAGTGGAGCGGGATGACCTCGTTTTGCTGCCAGTCGTCGACCAGCGCATAGGAGCCGTTCATCGCCGCGCGCAGGCCAGAGTAGTTGGCTTGGCTGACGTCGCCGGTCATCAGATGGTACGGCACCATGTTGGCGGACACCGCCGCCATCTGCTGGCGGATGAAGTCGACTGTATTCGCCGACGGCGTCGGATTGATCGCCGATGCCGTCTCGCCAGGCCGAAGCCGGGCGATCATACCCGGCCGCATCGTTTCCTCAAGCGGCCGACCCGGCGCGTCGTTCGCACCGGACTGCTGTGTCCCGAGCGGCGAGGTCGGTTGCGATTCGCCCGGCTGCACGATCAGCGCGAGACAGGCCTGCACCTTTTCCTGAAGCCGCTTGGCATCCTCGATGTCGCCGACATCGCGGAGCGTCATCGCGACCGCACCCAACCACGACACACCGCGGGTCTGCCGGAAGCGGAGCCGCTCGAAGAGGTGGTCGACATGCTCGGCCGGCACGAAACGCGACTGCGCGCTGTCCGTGCTGCGTACCGGATCGTTCGGGTGATCCGGATAGAGCCAGTAGCCTGTGCGGATGCCCTGTGCGTCGAACTGGACGCCCTGAACGATCCGGCTACCGTTACGCAGCAACAGGCTACGGCTCGTGTCCAGTTGGGCACCTTCGAGCCCGACGACAAGCCCGTTCGGGCCGACACGATCTGGCATCCAGAGCGTGATACCCTCACCGCCGACGATCATCTCGCGAACGGCGAGCTTGCCATGCCCGTACCAGTCGCCGAACCCGTCGACCCGACCTTCGGCCCATCGGTTCCAGCTATCCTGCGCGCGCTGCTGCACGCGTTTGATCGGATGCGTGATCTGCACCGATATCCCGTCGCCCCAGATCGTGGCGACCAGCTGGCGCACGGCGGCCGCAGCGTACTTGTTGTTGCGCACGAGATCATGACCGGCCCAGGCCAAGGCCTGCCGCGCCTGCGCATTCTCGCCATCCGCCGAACTCGCCGTCCGGTTCCAGCCCTGCGTACGACGATCTTTGGCAGCCGCGTCATAGGCGCGGATACCGTCACGGGCAGATTGCGAAGCTTCCAGGTGCGCACGCGCGGCCATCCGATCGGCTGCCCAGCGGGGCGCGAACGGCGCGATGGCACTGTCGAGAATATCGGAGAGGGCCATCGATCAGCGCGGATCGTAAACGGCGATGGTGGACGCTGGACGAGCAACGCCCGCCGACACCATGGCGGGGGCCGCACGCTGCGTGAAATAGTCGAGGGCGCGCATGATGTCGGCGACACCGCGATAGGTGACGCTGTCGCCGTCGCTTTCGATCCGGGCTTCGCCCGAACCGAGACCGCGCTCCAGCGCAGCAATCTCGGTCGCGTAATCCGGTGCAGGCATCAGAGCCATCCTTCAGTTCGGTCGATGTAGGAGCCGGCGTCCTGCTGGACAGGAACCGGCGGTGGAGGTGCCACCGCCGGGGCGGCAGCTGGCGTTGACGACACCGCAATCGGCCTGTCGAACAGGTTCGGCTGCGCACCGTCCTTCGGGGCGTGGCGTTCGGCACGAAGCCGGGCCCAGTCCTCTTCGGTTAGCGTATCAAGCATCAGCTTTTCATGCGCGGCGGTGTTGTAGACCCGGCAATCGAGCCAATGGTTCGGTCGACCGGCAAGCGGCTTCCAAACCCGGCGCGGCTGTCCGGCGACCATCTCGGTGATGATCGTTTCCGCCGTGACCTGCTCGAAATACTCATCGGGGAGATCAACGTTGAAATGCGCTCGCCCGCGTGATGCAGAGATCGCACCGACCGTTTCGGCCTCTGCTGCCGCGAGCGTGGAGCGCAGGAAGCCGTACCAGCTGAGCTTCACGCCGAACGTGCCGACGATGAACGCCTTGTCTTCAGCCTTCTTGGACGCCTGTCCGGCCCTGCGACCCTGCTGTTCGTACCGCAGATTTTCGCCACGCCCCAGGATGGGCAGGTTCCAGCCTGCGCGCCCGAAGACCGCGAGGCGGTTCGGATGCGCGCGACAGAAAGCTTCTGCCGCCTCGGTATTGTAACCGGCATCGACACAGACCTGATCGATGCCAAAGGCTTGCCCGCCGGGGAACACGATCTTGCGGCGGGCATACGTGTCGAGGTCGGCCCATGCGCCTTCGCCCTTCACGTCGGTCGGGCCCGGCAGGAAGCGCGCGTCTAGCGTCCAGCTTTCCGCGTTCTCGCTCCACCCGACCAGTTCGAGATAAAGCCCGTCGCCCTGGACGTCGACGCCCATGGTGATGACCAGCGGACCGACCGGGATATTGACGGGCTGGCGCGGTCCCCATCCTTGCTCGCGCAGTTCGCGGAGCTTCTCGTAATCCGGGGTGCCGCCCTTCAACTCGAACTCGAAACCGTGCACCAGATTGGTCCACGTCTTCAGCTTGTTCAGATCGCCCTGCGCATCGCGGAACGACACGGCCATATCGGCCCATGTCTGGAACGATGAAATGATGCCGGTCAGATGGAAGCCACGCTTCACACTGGCCGGCATCCGCCCACGGGCAGCCTGGAATTCTTCTTCGGTCAGGATGCGCGGCGTCTTCACGCCGTCGATCTCGTCCGACAGCCACCCATCGGGCAGCTTCATCCCCGCCTTCTGCCAATGCTCGACGTGGTCGAAGCCGCAGCAGGGCGGTATAAGGTGGGCATGTTCGTGCTTGCCGTCCGGCCACTGGATATCGCCCCACTCGGGAACGAACCGGCTGCCGCACTGGGGACACTTCAAGTGGTAGCGTCGACGATCGGACACCGCATAGGCGCGCCCGATCTTGCTCGTGCCCTTGATCGTGGGCGTCGAGATCTTGAGCCGCTTCGACAGGCCTTGCCGACGCCACACCTTCAAGCGCTGGTCGACCATGACTTCCGGCGAACCTTGCCCGTCCAGATCCTCGGGGAACTGGTCGAGATCGTCTTCGACGGCGTAGCGCACGGTGCGCTGCCGCAGCGACGCGGCGGAGTTTGCGCCGGCCAGCAGCACGAAGCCGTTGGACCGCGAGAACCTGATCTTGCTCTTCGTCGAGCCGTTGCCGTCCGGCGTACCCTGCGCGCGGATCGTCCCGCCCCGGTCGGGGTTGAGCCGGGGCGTGTTCTCGACCATCGGCCAAAACTTCTCAGCCGCCCAGTCGAGCGCGGCTTTCAGCGTCGCCTGGACGAACAGCATCGGCCCCGGCGCCAGATCGGATATGAACCCGATCCAGTTTTCCGCCGACGCCGAGCCGCCCGACTGGGCGCACTTGATGATGGCCGCTTCCTCGCAAGGATCTTGCGGCGACATCGAGTCCATGATCTCGACCAGCTCCGGCGCGGTCGAATGACGCCAGGGGCCGGGGATGGGATCGTCGTCAGCAAAGCGGCGAAACTTCGTGGTCCATTCCGACAGCCACATGTCGGGCGGCGGGCGGAG